CTGTTGTTGAGCGAGCATAGCACGTTCGTCTTTGGATGTCTTAGCGGGGGCCGCAGGAGCAGAGTCAGCATAAATTCCAACGATCTCCTGAGCATCTGCATTCGTTCCACCTGCTTTCATCACTCTACTAGCAGCCTCTCTTGCAGTCTTAGGCATACTGCCAGATTTAAACACAGAGTCAAATATCTTAGCCTGTCTTGTGTCCCCACTTGCTGTTATGTTCTGCTCTAGTATAGCCATACCTATTTTCAGCATATCTTTTGCTGAATCAGGATTGATAAGGTTAACAATACCGTAGTTACGGAGAAGTTTCTTCATCTGCCGGTTGTACTTGGCAGTTTGGTTCTTCTGAAACTGAAGTCTTGACTGTATATCAGGGTCGGCTGACCAACCTGCGGGGGCTGAGATTCTCCCTCCTATAGATGTAGGCATAGATGTAGTCTCCTCTTCATCAGAGAAGAGGTTTGCTATTCTGTCATCAGCAATAGAGCCACCCAAACCTAAGCCACCTATCCTAGTAACAGTGCCCGTGCGGGTAGTGGGGTTCATATACATTCTATTTACCCAGCCGGGTTGCTTCTTTGCTCCACCAACAAATTTTCCACCAGGCCCTCTGGATGTACCGCCACCAACAGTAGTTGGCCTTTGCCATAGAGGTCTTTGCCAGCCTTCTACAGGATCATAGTCCCATTTAGGCTTTTTGATAAAAGGCTTACGCCCTGTTGCCTTAGCCCCAAGACCTAAGAACCTAACTAATGCTCTAATCACTGCGGGATTCATTATCGCGCCCTCGCTTCTTGGAGTTCACGCAGTCTTTCCATAATTTCCATAATAGATGTCTTTGGGTTAGGGATCTTAGTGACCACAGTTTCTTTAATTCCATCCTTATCTTGAACGATGGTTCTAGTAGTGTTATCAGATGATAAGCCGGGGTTAATACCATACGGACGGCCTTGAGGATTTACCCCCGGCCAATCTTGAAATCCTCTCTGAAGTCCAGGGTCTGTGACTGAAGGGCCGTTGCCCATAGGGAATACTCTAGGATCACTTCTTTGATCCTCTATAAAGGATCGCATACTCTCTCCGGTTAATCTTGGATGGTAGTAAGAGGTGTACTGTGGCCTATCAGATTTAGGGTAAGTCCCCGACTGTTCAGTGACCCAGCGATTCTGTCGCAGCATATCTCTGAGTTCAAAATCTTCAAAGGCTCCTCGACCATGATACCTATTAGGTTCGCCAGATGCTCCGCCTGTCCAACTATTCATAAAAGTTTTCTTTAGTAGGTCAATAAAATTCATTATAAGTACCTATAGTCTTTTTCCCAAGGCGCTCTCATTGACCAAGAGTCACCGAATGATATACCTCCACCAGCCGCTCCAGCCAACTGCCCCATCTTACCCTTCTTACCACCAGCCATGAGCGCAGCCATCATCAGTTGATTGAGGTAGTCATCATCATCAGCCTCTGGCTCTTCCTCTTTAACAGGCTTCTGCGCTTTATAATTTGCCACAGCAACTTGCGGCCCTGAAGGGGGCATACCTATTTGGTTAGGATAAAAAGGCTTAGGTGGCGGCCCATATTCCTTTAACCCAATACCGCCTCTAGTGAATGGAGACATCCATGATGGTGTAACAGGGTATATATTTGGATTCTCTTCAGCCAATCTTCGCAAGATTTCCTGTAGTGTAATATCCTCATCCATTATAGTTCTCCGTAGTTGACAGCGTAGTACCCATTATCCATGAGTTCTACTGCATCAGGGTTAGTTTCAAGAACTTCCTGGGCCATCACTCCGTAGGTTGGGGTATCAATCCCTAACTCTAAGGCTTTCTTATTCCAGTCCCAAGAGTAGATGTTATAACCCCTGTCTATACCTATGTGGGTTATGTTATCTTTTAGTCTCTCGTCAGAACCGAATAGACCTGCCTTTGCTAATGTACCTACGATACCTGCAACCTGACCCATCTGGTCTAAGCCGCTTGGCCCCGGTGTAGTCTGTGTTCCTGTAGACCCGTAATCTCCAGTGACCATAGCCATGTAGTTCCGTAGTGCGGTCTGAGGGGCGTTGGCCTGATATTCGTATCGAGCCATGTCACGGTCTATACCCGCCTGAGTATGCGCCCTACGCTGTGCCCCCACCTTACCCATAGCACCATACATACCTAGTGGGGCATTCATTACACCCGGATACCTATCAACTGCGCCAAGCCCTAACTGTCCCGCACCCTGCGCTAACCGCTGGCCTTCTAGTCCATAATTCATTCCAAACTGTTGCGCTCCTAATCCCATCTGAGCGGCTGGCATACGCAGGCCCTGAGCGGTCCGATAGGCATCGCCGTACATCTGAGCGGCTGGCATACGCATACCTTGAGCGGTCTGATAGGCATTGCCGTACATCTGAGCGAGAGGCTTAGTCAATCCTGCGACAGTAGCCTCTGTAACGGCCTTGTTCTGCTGATTAGCCCCCATACTGGAGCCACCGGGCTGATACATTACCTGCTGCTGTCTAATTCCGGGGAGTACATTCTTCTGTAGATTTCCTATTACACCCTGAGTTAGAGCGTTTTCCATCGCCCCATAAGGTGTGCCAGCGCCAGTTCTTACATTACCAGCCAATAAATCACTGTACTGCCGAGTCCCAAAAGGTGTGCCAGCGCCAACTTTTACATTGCCAGCCAATAAATCATTGTACTGTCGATGAGAATATGGGGTTAACCCACTGTACTGCCCCTGACTCAACGGCCCCTGTAACTGTAGACCTCTCTGAGCAGCCGCACCACCCATCCGCCCAAGATTCTTTGCTAGGCCATAGGTGTCGAGTAGTTGACGTTCAGCACCAGCCTGTTGTGCTGCTGGTCTTGGCCCCATTGCATAGCCGAGTATAGCCTTGTTTGCTGCTGTCTGGGCAGGGTCAAATCCAGCAAGAGTTTCTCCCGGATAGTATTCGGGGACTCCCTTATTAAAGAGGTCTTTAGCCGCCTTAAACCCTGACGTTAAGTAGGGTATCTGCTGCTCCCACGGCTCCGTGGTTGATGTGCTTACTTGTGTTCCGCCGCCCATATTATATTCCTCTTTTATCTCGACCCATTATTATATCAGTAATCGTCTGCCCAGCCCAACCCGCCATCATCATCTCCGACAGCATTAAGACCGCCTATATTGTCCAAAAAATCCCCAAAGTCATCCTGCGGAGGGTTAACACCGGGGCCGTATATAGAAGTATCACCTGGCATTAATCCACTACCTCCCGGCTCATCCCATCCAGGGTCTTTGTTAGGATCATACTCATCTTCGTTTTTACCGCTACCACCACCACCACCGCTTTCTGGCATGATTACATCCATAATTCCTAGAGGGTTCTGGTAATACTGCGGCCTACCCACCTTCAATTGAGGCGGTTGGTAATCCCATATATTTTCTGGTACATACCTATTGCCATACTCTTGACTCCAAGGCTGGTAGAGTAATCCACCACCCCCAGATAGATCAGGGCCACCACTCCATATATCACCCGGCCTTACATTAGCCCCTTGCTGACCTCTAGGCATCCACCTAGACCAGTCCTGTGCTTGAGGATCGTTGTATTCTGGAACGAGCATTGGAAAGTAGATGTTGGGGTCAGGGTATGGGCCTGTACCAGTGGGCGGATCGGGGTTATCCCAATCAGGTGGGCCACCACCGCCGGAGGGTGGTCCACCACCGCCTCCACCATCACCACCTTTATAGGTCTGCCACCATGCCTGACCTGATGCCTCCTTTGCTCGCTCTCTGGCTTTCCAATCATTGAAAGCATCCATAGAGGTAGTCCAAGTTTCCCTACTTGCATCGGCGGCTGGTAGGGTTACACCGGGGACATGATCGTAGTGTAAATCCCTAGCGTGATCTAGGATTCCCTTATGGTTTTTCTCCCACGCGCTTCCGCCACTCATTACTTATTTCCCTTCTGCCATGCTCTCATCTGATGGCTCATCTGGGGACTCCATGTTCCGCCACCTAATTCAAACTGTTGTTTAGCCCTTCCCATCTTACCGCTAGCCGCCATCTTCTTGGCTTCCGCTAACCTTCCGGCGGATGTATCGCCCCAATCAAATCCCATAGACTGTCCCTTGACATAGGGATTAGCAGCCGCTTCCGTTCTTAGTAGCCCACCGACATCATCCCAGTTTCCTCCGCCAAGTCCAATCTGCTGTTTCGCTCTACCAAACTGGCCAACGTTAGCAAATCTCCTAGCCTGTCCTAAGCGGCCTTGACTAATGCCAGCCCAAGGATCGGGTGCTGCTTCAGAAATTCCCACACCGGGTACAGCCACATCTCCAGCAACCCCCTCTTTAGGATATTGCCCCCCTCCCGGCATACCGGGGTTCTGTACATTCCAGTCTGGGCCGCCGCCCCAGCCACTATCAGGGTATCCCGCATTGCCCCACCTTGGAGGCAGGGGATGCCCGCCCCCGGGCCAATACCCCATACCGGGGTTCTGTACATTCCAGTCTGGGCCAATAACTCTTGTAACATCAGCGGGATCATCAGGGCCACCCGGTGCGAGGCGATACATATCCGAACCAAAAGCATTTTGCGCCATGATTCGCCCCATGCCGCCACCCGTATAACCAGACCCACCATTAGCGGGGTCATTAGGGCCACCCGGTGCGAATCCCGGTCGACGTCGCCCAGTTTGATCACCATAGTTTCCGCCCCAGCCACTATCGGGGTATCCTGCATTACCCCACTCTGGACTTCGCATACCGCCACCCGTTGTGCCGCCTAATCCGCCGCCAGAGCCGCCTGATGCAAACCCCGGTTGAATTCTTCCATTCGCTCCGCCTGCCATTAGCCTATCCTCCCTTTTAAGTCCTTAGTAAAGACTATATATGAATCTTTCCATTCTGGTAACATTTTTTTCCATCCTTTTCTACCCCACAATTCCATAGAGGAACAGCCAACATTCACGGCAAAAGTTTCCACTATGTCGTTAAACCGTTTATGAGCCTCTATAAATCTTTCTCCCGCTATCGCGATAACCCTTAAAACTTTCTTTCGTGGGTAAGGTATAATTTGAGTTACCATTGCAATAATAATCTCCTTCTCTTCTATGGCTATCCATAACTGCATATCGCCATGTGTTAAACTTTCAAGATAATCGTCAGGCTCCATCTCGCCTTCTGCGTGTTGCGTAACAGTTGAAAGCAAGGTTGCTACATTATCCCATACACGGGCTATATCTTCTGGTCGCAGTAGATACGCCTTCAAAATTCAATCCTGTAGAGGGCTATATATGACCCATCATTTCTGTAGTTCAAACCTATCGACTGGTTCTTCGTGATCTTCTTCACCACGCCGATCTGATAACCGTCCTCTGTCGCCCTCAACTGAAGGGGTAGGTCGAATCGAGATACGGCGTAGAGGGTTGCCATCACGACTCCAGCAACGGCTATCTCTGTTTCGTACTCCTTGTACCAATGAATCTTCTCTCTCTGACCGCAAATATTTACTGACCTTCCGTTCCCTGTGCCTACGGCCCCCATTTCGCAAGCAATATCCCCTAATGCTCTAGCGTATGCTGTATCTGATTGTAGGGAATACTCACTGACAATCACAGGCTTGGATGTGGCTAACAATGTAGCCTTCACTTTTTCTCTGAACTGTTCCTGAGTTAGACCAAACCCAGTCTGAAGATAAAGCACATCCGCATGAGTTACATATTCTAAGGGAGTCGTTGGGGTCAAATGTACCCCGATAGGTTTGTTCGTGTGTTGTTTTAAATCTTGGATTAATTCGTTTGTTTGCGCCGCTGTCCAATATTCATCAACCTCCAATCCGATAACGTAACCGTCAACCCTTGAGTCCAACCTCCGCACCATCTCTGCGTTATGGGCTTTGTGTGTTGACAGTGGCAAAGCCGCCAAAGAAGGGGAATCATCAGCCATTAACCACATGATAGGTTTTAGACCACGGCTGTTAAGATGGTCTATCCTTTGCTCCCAATCTGGTTGGGGTCTTACATTGCCTACATCATCATCATCGTTTCGGGTGTACAGGTAGATATGGGTGTCACCGTTATTTAATAACGAGTTCTCCATATTAGTACGCCACTGGTCATTAACATCCTGACTTAGGTATGATAGACTCATACCCGTGGTGTTCATCTGTAGAAATGAGGCTCTACTACCGTAGATATCTGCGTTAGAGTTTAGCCCAAGCGTCATTAGTATAGGCATAAATACCTTCGCCAGTACCGCCGGGATTCCAGTTCGTTCCATCCGCATATCTTATATCACCATTCCTAGGTTTTGCTGGGGCCACATTAGTTTCCTCCAACCTCATTATATCAAGGTTGAATAGAACATCGGATAGCCTATTTAACTCGTGGAAGAGGTAATCAGAAAGGTTCTCATTACCAACCGGGGCTGGATTGGGAGTCCATCTGTTTACAGACTTTATAACCTTACTAGGTGCGACACTAGGCATATGATCTTGTTCCTCGTGTACCGCTCTGCTGTACTTCAAAGGCTAGGCCATGTAACCTCCAATCTATATCGGTAGTAGACTCTACCTTAACCCCAAAGTATTTCCCGCTTACCCTGCATGAAACCTTAGACCGTGAGTTAGGGTTAAAGGCTACTGGCCCCTCCCATGTGATTGCATCCTCTGTACTCATCTGCCTACCAATGTAGACATTTACAGTATTATTTCCGCTGACCTCTATCTGAGGGTATACAGCAGATACAAACTTTACCGTTTGGGGATCGCCAAGATCATACCCAGACCTTTCTATATAGGCCGTCATGTTGGAAGCATCTTCCTTATTGCCAGCGTTATCTCTATAGAATTTAGTATTGCTTACATCGGCAAACACAAGATTCTCTAGGTGAGTATCATAGTCGGATGACCCCCATGCCTCAGAATCCTCATCCCATGTTTTAGTTGAGCCACTCCATAACTTACCCCCGGGATGGGCGGCTAAAATACCATTTGAAATATGAGAGGTAGTTGGCAAATCTCTAAATGTAAATGTGTTCTTTTCCCAGTTCCATATAACAGCCTTGTTTACTACCGCAGAACTTTCTGTGGGATAACAGGCTAAAATCTCTTTATGAACATGATCCGCCACAACAAAACTCTTCTCCCATGAAGGGTCGTTTAGATCACCAGCAACAATATCATCAAATACCGCCCTTTGTAATTTGCCAGTAAGAAGGGGTGTTACAGTTTGCCCATTACAGAGATAGAAGTTTGAGTTGCCCATAAAGAAATGGCCGTTCTCAAAATCTACCACAGAGTTCTTACATAACGCTCCTATAGTTGGGCTTAGTAACTTGAATGAAAAGATGTAGGGTGTACCCACATAGTTCATTATGTAGATACTGTCATTTTTATATATTATAAAGGAATCACCCAGCGGTAAACCGTCTAGTATGGCCCCAGGAGTGTCTGCTAATTCATACTCTCCAGCGTCCAAAGTTGCATCTGAAGAATCCCATGTTATGGGAGCAGTAAAATATGAAGCCTCTGTAGACCACTTAACTATTCTTGGTTCTGCATTACCCCTAGCAACAACATTAGTCCAGTTAAGACCAACAAGGAAGGTTCTGAATGAGCGTATAACTTCACTCTTATTTGTCGAGTTGCCAGCCTCTTTTGTAGTAGCAACACTCCAATTCTGTAACTCTCTGAGGGGTACTGTTTTGGCAGGAACGCCGCTGCTATTAAGCGGCCACATCTGTGGAGCATCATAGCCATTAGTTGCGATGAGTAACCCATTAAGGTTAGTGGTAGTCCACCGCCTAGTGTTTTCGGTGGCGGCATAATCATTGTCGGTTGTCGCGGTAGTTCCAATAGGGGTAACAACAGATAAATCTTCATGGGCAACAGAGCCAGCAGCCCTAGTACACCCTGTCAGGTCATTAGTTGACTTACCAGTATATGTTATTTCTTCATAATAGTTGGTTGCCCCCTCTGCTACCTGTTTCGTTCCTAGAGCGATAGTTCCACTATCAGGAAATGCACTTGCGCTAGTCAATGTGATAGTAGTTTCAGATGAGTTTATAGCCCCGTTAAGGGTGGTTGTAGTCTGTCTAGTTATATCTGTCCAAGCAGAGCCATCCCATACAGCGACCTTATTCTGTCCAAAGGCTAACCAATAGTACGTTCCCGCCGAATCTTCATAAGGCGTTAAATAATATGGTGGAAATGTAATAGTTTCTAAGGCTTCTGTATAGCCTCGAATCTTTTTAATTCCGCTATCTAAGACCCTTACATTATTTCCACCAGACCAAGCATTAGGTGGCAACTCATAGGGTGGTACATCTTGTATGATGCCCACCTGACCTACTTGTTCGATAGGTACTAACGGCATTAGGCTGGGGGAGTAGGCCAGACAATATTAAATGGATCGCTCTGATCTGTGATATCTCTCAAAGCCTGACGATATGTTTCCCATTCCTCTCTTTTAGCATCAGACATTGGAACATCGGGGAGTACCGTCCAGTCACATGACTGAAGTTTTGCATCCCTTTCTCCTCTAACGATCTTCCATTGCTCCGGGTCTTTCCCCGCCTGTACTACAGACCAAGTTGGTTTCTTAGAGGGATCATTGTAAACAACATTTGAGTTGTAATCAGATTCAGAATCTACTGAACCGTATATACCAAATCCTTCATTGGGAACTGCTGACATAAGAATGTTGCTTAGTGTAATATTATTCATTCTTCTATCTCCCAGACCATCATAGTTCCTGCTACAAAGGTTGTTCCCCCTGCGGCTGCCTCTGGTTGTTTAGACCAAATATCAAACGTGTTATTGCCGCTGGTTCCATCGGGGCAATTTGCAGCAGTAACTTTCCAGACATGGGAAACTCCAAAGCCATGCTCTGCTGAAGCGGTGACGCTATGCCCGTCATCCTTTACATCACCCACCAGCAAGTTATCCGTTGTCCCAACTATTAAAGTGCCGGAGGTATTTGATAATCTTATATAAGTATACTGGTGATCATCTGTTCCATCCCATGAACTAAACACATCATTCATCCCGTCCAGTTGTACATACAGGGTGGAAGTCGTGGAAACCTTATCGTGTGTAATACTCCATCCAGTGTCCACATAAGTATCGCTGCGTAATGTAGAACTGTCAGATAGGATAGCGTGAGTTACACTAACTAACGGAGTCGTTGCAGTGGTTACATTAGGCAGTGAGTTCTTTAGAACTGTTTTGATTAAACGGATATGGTCATCACCCTGACTTATAGAGTCTGAGCCAGTGGGATTTGTCGTAACTAATCCACTGATGTATGTTGCGCTTTCTAGTGCCATAATTTATACCTTTGGAAATTGTGCCTTAACTGATGCTACATGATCTTTCCATGTCGTTGTGTTGTTGACGCTATCCCAGTATTGCATATCTAGTTGGTCACCAGTGGATGCGTATGCTGTTGCTCTGTTACGGGCATATTCTTGTGAATCGTGTTCGGCTTGGAGTCGTGCGACTTCGGCATCTACCAGTGATTGATCTAGGACAACAGGATTGTCCTCTGCATCGAAAGCACTGTTGCCCCGAATGGTGATGACTTCAGGATAAATATTCCGTATCGCTTGGTGAATCATGCTTCTACCTCCGTAATCACAAGCCCACTTGTAGCAACTCCTCCAAATTTCCGACCACTATATGAACCATTGATATAAAATGTTCCCGAGTTAGTACCGGCCCTTAATTTGTAAGTCCTAGCCACGGTGCTTGAAGAATCTACAACTGTAGCGAAATAGATCGACCCACTTGAATGAGCCGTTGGCTTATGCTGGGTTATCGCGCCTATAGCATTTGCGGTTGAATCCACAAACAAAGCGCCCATCACGTATGCTGCTGCACTTGATCCTCCATATACCCACGCTTCAATGTGCAACTTACTGGTAGCCGATTCAGGTGTGATCGCTAAAGTTGTAACTTCCAGCCCTTCCGTATTCTGAGGGATTGTGTCATCTATAGGAATTGTGGTGGCTGTGCTTGTATATGTTGCGTATAAACTACTCACCTGTTGCAACACCTTCCCTCCACCAGCCTCTGCCCAAGCATTATCGCCTCTTAAAAAGGTTGTTGAATCTGCCGTACCTGTAGCACTAAGCATCGCTATATCCACTGCATCAGTAGCGATAGTAAGAGCCGTAGCACCAGTAACATCTCCGGTATGTGTGGCGTTTGTTACCTTAGAAGTGTTGGCAGCAATAGAAGTATTAATAGCATTGGCTACCTTGTCAGCAGTAACAGCATCATCTTGCACCATTGCAGTGGTAACAGAGTCATCAACAGGGATGGTTGTTTGCGCTGGTTTGTTTCCTACATAACTCATATTATGACCACCCAAGGCTGACAGCCTGTATTCGAGTTTCTTTAGCCGCGCTTTGGTTGTGCGTTGTAATCTTGTAGCGCATGGACGTACCTGATGGTTGACCAGAGATGTCGAGATCGTGAGCGGTTAGAATTATGTGACCACCTGTATCGCCTTCATCTGCTAGCGTGAACTGTGTGTAGGTAGTGCCGTCATCGCGGCTGACCCAGCCCTTAATGTCTGTGTTAACCGTTGCTGTACCCGCACCGTTGGTGTAGGTCATTACAAGGTCGCCTTTAGTTGGTGTGGCTTCTGCGGTTGTTGCGTTAGAGATTAGAGTTAAGTCTGCGCCGGGAGCGGTATAAGCATCCCATCCAACTATAACTATCCCATTACCACCGTCACCGCCGGGGCCGGTATTAGTGTAATTGCTACCACCACCACCACCACCGCCTAAACCATCTGTACCGGCTGTTCCGGCTCCGTTGCCACCGGCCGCGCCAGCACCGCCGCCGCCAGTGCCGCCAGAACCACCGCAGCCGCCCCCTCCGCCAGCGTAAGTTACCGATGATCCAGTGATGCTGTTGGCAATGCCGTTACCTCCACGACCACCACTTTCCGCACTGTGATTACCGTCTGGGCCTTGCTCACTCGCACCGCCGCCGCCAGAGCCAAATGTACCAGTACCACCCGCGTAACCCTCTACCGGAGAGTAACTGCCAGCGTTGCCACTTCCCCCAGAACCAGAATAACTTGATCCTCCACCACTACCACCACTTGCGGCGGCAGCGCCACTCCTTGTAGCACCACGACCACCGCCTGAAGCGTTTATTGTTGCAAAAGTTGAAGTAGTACCACTGCCAGCGGTTCCTCCGAAAGCGGCCCCTGTACCACCTGAACCAACTACTACAGTCAGTGACGCACTTGGCGTAACTGAAAGAGTGTCTGCTCGATAACCTCCAGCGCCACCACCGCCGCCGCCAGCGGTGGAACCACTGTTACCACCACCACCACCACCGCCGCCAGCAACCACTAAATAACTAACTGAAGTTAACCCAGCCGGAACAGTCCAACTTGTAGTTTCAACTGTAGTGAAACTTGTGCTTGATGCAGCAGCGGTTGAGGCGCCAACATAATAATTAGAGGCATTCCTTGTTTCATTCGTAGACGCACTATCATCAATACCAGAAGCATCCTCGAACGCATCAATCGTCTGGTCTACCAAGTCGTACTTGGCTAACGACCCATTGGCTGCTACCTTGAATCCAAGGATTGCGATGTCTGTTTGGATACCTGACGTAGCATCACTTGCTAAGTCAGCAGCCTTGACCTGACCAGCCGTTATATCTTCTGAGCGTATAGTTGTTCTAGCCATTATTTAGGATACTTTGCTTTGATTGCTTGACGGGTAGCCTCCAGCGATATTACTGAGGCTGCTCTTTCTTCTACTACGTTTTCCCATAGGGCTACGATTAGTTCAGTTACGGATGGGTATTCTGCTTGGCGATTACGGGCGTATTCTTGGGAGTCATGTTCGGCTTGTAATTTATCAACCTCTGCCAATAATTCCTCATCAGTAAAGGGGGATTCTGACGGGTTATGCCATTTAACCTTATCTTCACTAGCCTGATCTCCCATTGTTACCGAAATTTCAGCAGTGGGTAATAAAGAATATATTGCTTGTAAAAGTCCTATCCTCCTCATGCTCCTATCTCCATTAAACAGATAAAACTATTCGTAGCATTTACTCCAAGATATCCGGTATTACCACCCCCAACAGTTCCAGTTCGCATTGTTTGGAGCGTATAAGTTACCGCAGATGTAGTAGCGGGACTATCTAACCTGTTAAATGCAGTACCTATATACCCATAATACAATCTGTCACTTAGCCACTCCCCAGATAATGTTGTAGGGGTAGCAGAAACTGTGCGTATCATTTGGAACTTAGCATATGTAGTTCCCGCCGCAGCATTGTTACCAACGGCAGTATCCATATGGATTAAAATAGTGCTATCGGATGCCGTAGGAGTAATTGTTCCTGTTAAAAAGGTATCCTCATAAGTTACTGAGCCATAAGATGTTTCCCAAGTGCCCAGACTTGTAACTACCTGTAACACTTTTCCCCCACCAGCCTCCGCCCAAGCATTGTCCCCTCTTAAAAAGGTTGTTGAATCCGCTGTACCAGTTGCAGATAACATTGCAATGTCTACCGCATCTGTAGCAATGGTAAGGGCTGTAGCCCCTGTCACATCGCCTGTATGAGTGGCGTTGGTTACTTTAGCCGTATTAGCAGCGATCTCGGTGTTGATTGAGTTGGCTAATTTATCAGCATCTATGGCATCATCCTTAACCATAGCAGTGGTAATGGAGTCATCAGGGGGTATAGTAGCCTCCCCTATATCGAGGATTCCAATAACCTCCATCTTGTCATCAGAGAGCAGTGCATCATCCA